CGCCGAATGAAAAAGGCGGCCTTTGGGGCCGCCAGTCTCGCGCTTCGGCGCTAAATCAAAAAGAACAATGGAGAAAGAAATGAGATTAGTAGAATATCATGAACATTCCCCTTCCATCGTCTCTTGATCCCGCCAAACGCATCAGACAAACTAATATCAATACAGAAAGCTTCGCTTTCGTCGATAGTCTTTGATTATCGCCAATCTCGATAATCTTTGATTATCGCCAATCTCGATAGTCTTTGACTATCTCCAATTCATGACACTTGGCCCCAACTGTTCCGACCTCATGCTACAGTTGTAAAAACAAAAAACTCGATTGAAAATTACGTCGCTCTTGAAAGGGGATGCCCAGCCCAGCTAAAACCAGAACCTGGCGCTACTGCTCCCCAGTCTGCCACAGATCGCCCATAGATTCTGTAGCATAGGATACAGTTTCGGAGATTAGTTTTCCACAGGGTTGTGGAAAACGCGCTAGATTGTTGAGAATGAGTCGCAATTGTGGGGGGATTGTCCCTCGGTGTTACCAGCAGGAAGCCCCAGCCTAACGGCCAGGGCTTGAACCAACGTGCACCCTACGGGGCCTGTAGGGGCCTCAGACGGCCGTTTCAAGCTTGGCGAATCCTCCCCCCTTAAGGGCTTGCCATTGGCCCGTCAGGGGCCGCAGGGAGAAGGGCTCAGCCTCAGCGCTGGCCCCCTTGGACGTCTTAGTCCGGAGGATGACAGCCACGCCGTCATGGTCGCTATCGGGGCCCTGGGGATCCAGGTAGCGCAAATCCGTCACGTCTCCATCAATGCAGCGCAGTCGCACGGGGCGATCGTCAGGGGCCACATGGCCGAATCCTGGGGTGCCAGGAGCCCCAGGCAGGGAGAGGCTAGGGGCCAGCCGCATGGTGGCAGGGATGGCAGCCCCCTTAGGAAGCGCTACGGGCACCGCGAGACGGTAACCGGAACGCACGGCCCCGCATGCTGCGCGAGCACCCCCACGGCGATCTGCTGCCAGGGAGGCCGTCACGTCAATCCCTGCAGCCTTGAGGCCGTCCAGCCCCTGACTCCCCCCTACAGGGGCCTTTGAGTATTCATACCACCGGATGGTGCCATCCTCGAGGGCCGGCTGCAGTACTTCCGGCAGTGTGGTGCCAGTGCCAGGGATGACAGGGAGGCCGTAACGGCGAGCAAGGGCTGAGGCCTCAGCATGCGACAGGGCGAACCGCTGCAGGTGGTATGGCAGATCGTCAGTCCCCTTGAGACGGAGGCTAAGGGGGAGGCCTTTAAGCTGGGCCTGCTGCCATTGCCTGGCAATGGCCCAGGTAAGCGCCACCATATAGGCGCGAGGGTTCCAAACCCAGGCCAGTGTGCGACGGCCCCTGCAGGAGGCCACGGCCGTGCTGATGCCCCCATGACCGGCCCAGACAAGGCAGCCCTCCTGACAGCCATCGCTGGCCCAGGGGCAGCCGTTATGGGACTGAGCAAGGGCCCCAAGGCCATTATCCAAGGCCAAGCGGCGGACGTCTTCAAGCCTGCCACGGGGGGCCGTGGTGCCGCCCAACCCGTAGATCGCGGCACTGAGGCTACGGGCCGGAAGGGTGTGATGGATGACGGGCCAAGCCTGATCAGCCCCCTTAGCTACCTTCGTATTGCTGGCCCCTACTGTCAGGACCGAGTCCAAATCAAGCTCAAAGCGCTTGAGAAGCTTGGCCGCATCCTCAGGCAGGCAGGAGGGCCCCCCCTTCCTGCCAGGGATTGTCCATGCCTGTAGCTTGGCCCAGGGTTCGAAGTAGGTGGGGCTGGCGAATCGGGAGGATTCCGGCTTAACGCGATCGGCTGCAGCCTTCCTGGCAGCAGGGGCCAGCCCCAGGGATCGCCCCAGGTCGGCAGCGAGGGGGGCCAGGGAACGAGGGGCTGCAGGCTTGCTAATCCAAGGCCTGGCGTGGATCTGCAGCAGGAGGGCCGCAACACCTGCCAGGTCGTAGGATTCGCACCACACGCGCCTCTGGCTCACAACGTAGCCCTTAGCCCCGTTGGGCTTGCGCTCGATCGCGCAGTCCAGCCCCAGGGCTGCAGCACAATTGCGCAGGGCTGCCAGGGTTGGCCGCTTGAGGCTGCAGGCTTGAGTCTGGCGATCCTTCACGGCTTGCAGGTAGGCGGTGGGGCCAGCGGGGCTGGTGACAGTGGCAGTGGTCATGGCTGAAACTAAAAGCAAGGGGAGCGCCATCGCTAGCGCTTCCGGAATATAGCAAGGCCATTAAAGCCCCTGTCAAGAGGGCAGGCAGAGTCGGCGGCCCCCTTGCCCCTTCCTACGGGGCGAGGGCCATCGTCAGGAGGCCCCGCACCTAAGCCCGTGGCCCTTGAAACGATCGCGCCCGCGCGTGCCATACGGTCGACCATTCTGTCTGTATCAACCGCTACATTCTGGCGAACCATAAGCTACGCCTATCGATTGGCACGGATCGATCGCCAGGCACCTATCAGTCGGACTGACTGTATCAACGGATACACTCAACAGTATCGACATATCACACTCAACAGTATCGACATATCACACTCAACAGTATCGACATATCACACTCAACAGTATTGGCATATCACACTCAACAGTATTGGCATATCACACTCAACAGTATTGGCATATCACACTCAACAGTATTGGCATATGCGTCTATGCGTCTATGGGCATATGCGTCTATCGGCATATGGGCATATGCGGATATGCGGATATGGGCATATGCGCCCATGAGCATATAACAGTATTGGCATATGGGCATATGCGGGTATGAGCATATAACGATATGGTGATATGCGCATATGCGCATATAACGATAGTGTGATGATGTTAATTGAGAATGATTCTCATTCTCGCCTTAGATACGGACTCAGCCTGTCTTAATACGGACCCAGCCTGTCCCTATACGGACCCAGCCTGTCCTGATACAGACCTGACCTGCCCTAATACGGAGCCAGCCTTGCTTGATACAAAGCTGGCCTGCTCAATCAAATGCAATAATACCACCAAGAATTATAATCCTTGATTCCATTTGAGACTATTTGCTCAACTTCCTTGTAGGGAGCAGCGATTAAATCTCCTTCCGCAAGTGATTGATAAAAGGCATGCAAAGTTTTGGACCTAGACACGCGAAGCATGTCCTCGATCAGGTCGTGATCTTGGTGTTTCCAATTCGCATACATCCTTAGCTTTTCGATGCAATTCTTGCTAACTCCACGCTCTTTTGCAATATGTCCAGGTTTTTCACCGTTAATTAGCCGATTCCTGATTGAACGCACTTCTTCCGAAGTGAGAACCGATAATGTTGAAGTGCTGCCTATTTGCGTGTTTAAGCCATTCTTCCAAGCATGCCTTAAATTTTCTTCACACGTCGTCCATTCCAAGTTATCAACGTGGTTGTTTAATTTATTCCCGTCTTTATGATTGACGCAATATTGACCACGTTTCGAGCCTATTTCTCCCGGAGGATTTCCAAGCCAGGTAATTGCCATAAGTTTATGTATCGAGCGAGGTATGCCTGTTTTGCGACCAGGAACCATCAAAAGGCTTTGAAGGTAATTCTTGCTTGAATCTAAATGTTGCGTCAAAACACGATGCTTGAAGGTGCTCCACACTTCGCCTTTCTCGTTAATGAAATAGCGTCCGTCGTAGCCAGGAATCTCCTTGAAACCTTCTGGCACGCTGCTATGATTAGTGTCAGCCATGACTATTGTGTCCTAATAGTTAGTGGTTAGAAGCGACGTGGGATGGCAGTCCTGCGTCGTTTCGTTATTCTAACCATAGTTTTTACCAACCATTGCCCTCCTTCGCCGCCTTAATGGCGGCTTCTTCGTCTTCATACGGCCCTCCCACGCCTTCTCCATCGTCTTCATACCAGTACCAACCAGGAAGCAATTCAGTGCCTTTACACACTTGTTCATTAAAGAAATCAACGAGAATCATTAATCGTCTCCAATAATACGAAAGTCAGGATCATTCTCCGTTTTAATCCATCGACATTGATTTAACTCAGGCCAAACTACGAAAAGCTTGTCATGATGATTCTGTTCAACAATAGCAGTGGTGAGACTATTGCCAATTCGGCTCTTGCCTTTCTTGCTAGTGGCAATGACGTTTACGATGTCTTGCATGGTTTTGAATGATTTATGGTGATGGGGGCCGCTTGGGGCGGCCCTGGCGAAGGTTAATTAGCTTCAGAAGCCCAACGCTTAATGATGCTCATGATATCATCACTGGTCTTGCTGAACATTCTGTTCAAGGTTTGAGCGTCTCTGCCAAGCATCAATTGACCGTCTTGATCGTGCTTTGAAATACAAGCAACATTCTGAATAATGAAACCAGAGCCTGGCTTGCCGTTAGCGATGAAGTTTGCAACAAGAGAGATTAGCTGCTTTTCATTGTGCTTAACGAGAAGGCCGCCAGCGTTGATAGTGAATTCCATGGGAGAAAAGCGAAGGGACAGAGGCGTCGCCGCCTGGAAGAAATATATATCAGAGAGGGCCAGAGCGCAAGCCCCCTGAGAAAATCACTTGGCGTAGGCATGCCATTCACGCTTGCCCTTGCTGCTTTCCTTGCTGTTGGCTTCCCATTTCTCAGGAAGCTCTTCAGACACAATGCGAGTACCAGCAGGCACCTTAATCGAGCCCATGAGCGTGGAGATGGTCCATTGATCCATCACAGGACCGTTGATGTACCAGGATTGAGCAACGCTGCATAGGCCGACCATTTCCAGTTCACGAGGGTTTTTAGCGCCCATGCGCTCTTGAATTTCGAAGGGCTTGTGCCATTCAGGCAGCGTAATGGTCAAGCGAATGCCAGTGAGACCCTCGAAGACAGTGAAATGATCACCAGAGGCGATCTGCTCGACGGTGTGGTTGATGATGCTCATGAAAGGAAAGCGAAGGAACCAGAGGCATCGCTGCCTCATGCACAGAATTGTACAGCAAAAAGCGCGATCTGGCTAGGCAGAAAAAAGGCCCCGAAGGGCCTTGATGGTTCAGATGACGCCGTTGCGCTTGCAGTAGTCGCGGATCCAGGCAACGGTTTTGGTGCAGACCTTCTTCTCGCCGTCCTTGGTGACCCAGTGGACGGTGTGGACCACCTGGCCTTTCAGATTGCGGTATCCGAAGGGGCAGACGCTGAGCTGCTTGCGCTGGCAGAAGGCGCTCTGGGCGATTGCGTCAACCAGGTCGTCGATCTCGCGGCGGGGCTTCTCGGCTGCGGTCTTAGTGTCCTTCTCGATGCCCAGGTCAGCCACTAAGGCACGGACTCCGCTCAGATCGTAGGTTTGGCCATCAACGAGATAGCGAGGTCCGCCAAAACCAGCAACGCGCTGATGCTTGGCTGAGAGCTTGGCAACCTCATGACCGTTAGCGGCCAGTGCCTTGAGTGCTGCGTTAACGGGAATGAACTTAGCCATGGTTTTGATGCAAGTGGATTGAGCGTCGCCGCCCATGCACAGAATTGTACAGACTCCTGCGGGAACCGTCAAGCAGTTTTCTTAGACAGCCAGGTGAGTTCCCATGAATCGGGCTTCACGCGCTCATACCAAAAGCCTACGGGCACTATGAAGCCGTCTTCATTGATATCTGCATCGTTACTGGCATGCCAGCCTCCGATGCATTTGTCGTCTTCCCAAACGGCAATCAAATCTTCCCGATCTTCCATTGCTTGCCTGACGTGAAAAAGGAAGTCTCGAAGGCGAGCAGCTTGATAGGAGCCTTTTGTTGGAGCAAAATAAGGACCGTTGTCCTGGAAAGTACGGATAGTGATCATTTGAGATTAGGATTGCGTTCTTGAGCAGAAAGCGATGGATGGTTGTCTAAAAGGGAATTGTATTTTCCTTCCATTGTTTCTTCGTCTTCTTCAATAGAAACAGTGTAAGGAGTGCCAGCCATTGTATAAAGTTGGGTGAGTTC